GAAACCTGCCGCACCAGGATAATTCCCGACCCCCGTAAAAGGATCTGCGGTGCGAACATACGTTCCCAAAGACCAACTGGCATGGCCCGAACGCGTTAGTTTCATAGGGGCGTAGGCCGGATGGACGATGTACATGAGATCGGCTGTCTGAGCGGTCTTTAACTGCCATAGATCGGCCTCCACGTAAGGAGTCGTGACTTCGTACACCCGGGAAACCGTGCCGCCAGATATATACGCACCAAACGTGGTGGTATTGATATAGGTCCCATCGATATCTTTTAACTTAAAAGTGTTTGCCGCCTGATCAGAAACAATATAAAACTGGCCGTTCACTTCGGTCATCCCAACCACACTTGAAAAATAAACCTCATCCCCGTTGGCAAATCCATGGGTTGCGGAAGTAACCACTCCCTGCGCCGCCTGGGTAATCCCGGTAACGACCTTGGCGGTTTCGAGAACAACACCGCCGTTCTTAAAAACCCGCATTTTTAGATCGGTAAACTCGAGAGTATAGGACTGAGCTAAGTTAAAACGAAAGGGGATAAGGAAGGCCTTACGGTTCAGCCGGGTGTGATGAACATACTGAAAGCCGGGGCGGAAGAAGGCGCCACCGGTTAATTGGGAAATAAAATTCCGAAATACCTCGGTCCCCGTAGCATAAAAGGGGCGATCAACTCGCCCCCATACGCTCGGTGCCAATTCACCCGAAGCGAAGTTATTAAAGACGCTGTTGGCTATCATTCAGTCATATCAAGGGAAAAGGTGAACACCATCGGTGCTATTTGCCCCTCGCACCGCGGTGGCCCGCTTCACAAGAACCGGGCTGACTTCTCGGTGCTTAACCGGATTATCCCGGCCATTCTTTGTGCGAGCTTTTGCTTCTAACTCTTTTTTCCAGTTATAGATATCCTTCAGACCTTTGTTAAGGCCGGAGATAGAGTTTCCGAATCGAATAGCGAGTTCCGCAGAAAGAAGATCCACAAATAACGGATCAAATCGGGGAACCGAAACCTCATCACGGACATAGCAAACCTTGAGTGAATCACTGTCGTTGTTGTTAATCAAAATCTGGCCGCTCTCGATAGAGTAATCAAGCTCGTATTCATCCAGATAATTTTCCCCAATAAAGATCAAATTGAGAAAATTAACCGGAAGGTTATAGGCGTTCCCGTACCCAAAAGCAGGGGCAACCACATTCAACGAAAGGACCGTTCTGACCCGGGCAAAGTTCCAGGGAAAAGAACAAAGCACTGACCGCCGGGTAACATCGTACCACCTGGCAGCCAGTGCTTCGCTATCACTCTCTGGTGTTTCTATACTTGTTACTTTGTCTTTGTGCCGAAGCAAGTCAAAGGCGAGGTTGCAAATGTCCACAGGCGATACAGCAGTAGGCATAACCCCTTCCTTTCTTTAGTCTTTTGCTCTTACACGCCGTCAACGTACTCGATGACCAACGCGATGGTTCCGGCAGCCGTACCGACTGTCACACCAACCACAGCGACATCCAGCGTGCCATACTTCACCTGATTGGCATCGGTAATACCAGCAAGCGCATAAAGCGGCTTGCCAACGTTCGCGGCATCCGGAGCAAAAAGCTCAGTGAAGGCCGCATAGCCGGCGTTGATGTCCGTGTTCGCCACGAGACAAGCAATACTCACAACCGATCCGTCCAAAGACAACGGTTTGTACACACCGATCGAATACACGGTGGCACCAGCGATCGCGTCGCTCTTGATCTTGATGCTCTTGATGATCGCTTGAGGCGACAACCGGGCAACACGGTAAATAGACCCGTCACTGTCCGCAGCCGCAACTTCAAACGACACGAAGACCGACTTAACTTTGTTTCCGCTGAAACGCGCTGCCACGTCCGCATCTGCGGCAACGGCACCTGCATTTGTCAACGGATAATCATTGATGACTGCCATGATTTCCTCCTTGTAACTTGGCGAAAGTTACGGTTAAACTACGGGGTCAAACGAACGCGTAGCACACGCACGCCCTGGGTGCGAACCGCGCCCATCTCCTTGATGACGTTGATGATCGAAGTTTCGACCTTCAACGGATTATCCTTCACTTCGACCTTGCGCTCCAGAGAAATACCAAGAGCAATCCCGTTCTGAGCAAGCGCGAACGAGATTCTCTCGCCGCCAACCGTCTCAAGAATTGGATCTGTTACGCCGGCGCCGAAGGCAACCAGATTCATCCCGAGGGCCTGTTTGATCGAACCGCTCTGGATGGCGTACTGCGAGGTATAATCCCCGCTTGTGAGCTCGATTTCGCTCATAAGATCGGTGTGCTCATCACCGGAAATCCCGATGACTATCGGTGTCAGACCGGCGTTGCCGACCTCGTTATCGATGAAATTTGCTCTGATCTCGAGCAATCTTTCATACGTAAAAGCCGCCGTTGCGTCCACAGAAAGCACGCCGTCGGTGGTGTACGAAACGCTCGTCGCAAAATTGCGACCGGTATAAACCGTCGCCAATAGTGCGTCGTAAATCACGCGGTCCGTTTCCCTTTCGATCGCAGCGATACAAAGGCGAGCCAGATCACCCTTCGGATCGGAAAGCATCCCACGCACGTCACGTTGATCGACCTCGAGGGTCACAACGACGCGTTCGCGAGAAAGTTTCCTACGGGTGAAGGTTGCCTGTGTGGGCTGAATTTCGGGGTTACGACCGTTGGCGCGGTAAGACTGAACTTCGGTGAGGCCGTCGTACGCAAAATTATCGCCGCTGATGCCGATCCTTTTCACGTACGGAAGCAACCGAGAGTTCATCTGCTGCTCTTGAACATCGAGCGCAGCATTAAACTCTGTTATTTGAACTGTATCCCAACTCATAATATCCTCCGTGGTTGATTGATTTGTTAGCTCGCCGCTAACGGTCCCCGGAAACCCGGACGTGTCGCTTAGAGTTGGTAGCTACCAAGTTTTTAAGTTGTATGTGATCCCCGGTAAACCGGACACAGCCCTTAAAAATTATTGGTGTCGCTATGTATTAAGTAGCACCAAAATAAATTTGTGTCAAGATATTTTTCGTAACCGGACACGAAGCTCTTCCATCTGCTGTAAAAGAGCCGTGTGTTTTCCCCGATCAAGATAAGGGTCGCCATACTCTTTTTGCGCCATGATCTCGCGCATCTTAGCAGTGATAGAATCTTTCGTATCCGTTCCATCTCCGCCGGCTCCCGCGCCCGCACCGCCTTTAAATCCATCTTCCGAGACGTGCTTTTTAACAATTCCATCCGTGGCCGCCAGAATTATAGCCCAGGATTTATCATCGAGACCATTCAGAAGGGGTTTCACCGATTCGGGCAAATACGCCGCGAGCATCTTTTTTCCATTAGCCAACACCACTTCTCGATCTTTGCCGAAAGCGGTCTCCATGGTTTTCTCAAAAGATTTATCCGCTTCCGCTTTGGCTTTAATTTCAGAATCATAGACCACCTTTAAAAAATTAGAAGATAGGACTTTTGCCTGATGTTGATTCAAGCCGGCGGAGTGCATCAGTTGTTTCATCACTCCTGCCTCGGACGCCTTTGCGACATACTCTTTAGGGACCCCCTCGATTTCCGGATTGGCGTATCCATCCGGTTTTTCCGGACGACCAGTCTTGGCAAACCACGCATCCCACTCCTCGGGTTTAGCGTCATCCGCCGGAACCGATCTCTGGCCGATCAACGTTTGAGCGCCATCGAACTTCTTAACAAAATCCGAAAAGGTATTGATATCCTTCATGTACGGTTTCGTTCGGATCTCTTCGGGGAGAACATTATGAAACTTTTCCCCCTGTAAAGAATTTATATCGAGGGTACCTGCGGGTGCTCCCGCCGGCGGGGTTCCTGCCGGTGGTGTTCCTTCGGGTGGTGTTCCTACTGGCGGTGTTCCGGCTGGCTCAGTCATGGCTTTCCTCTCCTTTTGATTCGATTAGTCGTCGGGTTTCGTCGTTCATCATTCTCCGAAGATCGAGATATAACGACCGACGGCCCTCATTGTATGTCGTTGATCCTAACGCCACTTCACTCGTGGCGAGATTGATCACTACCGAAGATTTAAAAAATCCAGATAGCTTTGCGATGTGCCGCAAAACTACCTGGACGTTGGTATCTGTACACGCGAGTTGCAAAGCCGAACGGACTTTTCGATACTCTTCTTGGTTCTTTTTCTTTAGCTCTTCCATCTTTTGATCGTGTTTCAGTTTGTCTTCTACGTTCATAACAGCATCCCTCCGCCGGCCATGCCTTGTCCACCCGCCGCGGCGCCACCCATCTGGGTTGCAACCGCTTGAGCGTTCTGTT